GAGATCATTTTTTGTGCGAGGGTTTTGGGGGGGGGGGGCTAGGTTGGGTAAACGTGGCCCACTTCCTAAGCCAACAGCCCTCAGAAAAGCTGAGGGGAATGTCGGTAGGTTGCCGATCCATCCTGACGAACCACAGCCGTTAGTAGAAAAACCAAGATGTCCACAGCACCTTTCGAAAATCGCCCGGCGCCACTGGCACATGATATTGCCGCTCCTTTATAATCTGGGCCTCATTGCTAAAATCGACCTTTCCACCTTTGCCGCCTACTGTCAGAACTATGGCCGGTGGGTCAAGGCCGAACGCGAGCTAGCAAAAGAGGGTGAAGGCGAAGTGATTACAAGCAAGCATGGGCAAAGCTATCAATCGCCCTGGTTGTCTATTTCCAATAAATGTCTCGAGCTACAGAAACATTACGAGTCTTCATTTGGTCTGTCACCCGCAACCAGGGTGAGGTTAAGCACGAGCCTGGTATCGACAAAGAAACGCAAAGATATGAGCGATACGGAAAAGTCCGTCAGGGATATCCTGAATAAAATTGACGAGACTGGGATCCCATTGGCGAAGAGGAACCTAAATTGAAGGGCTTCTATTTTGACAGTAAAGCAGCTGCCACGGCGGAACTGTTTTTTTCCGAGTTTCTTGTTCATACAAAAGGAGTCTGGGCAGGACAGCCATTTATCCTTTTGCCCTGGGAGCGCAAGATCATACGGACCGTATTTGGTTGGAAGCGCCCAGACGGTACGAGGAAATACAGAACAGTTTATATAGAGGTACCGAAAAAAAATGGCAAGAGCACGTTCGCTGCGGGGATAGCTCTCTTACTTACTTTTGCCGATGGTGAACCTGGCGCTGAGGTTTATTCTGCAGCTGGCGATCGTGATCAGGCGAGAGTCGTATTTGAGATAGCTCGGGAAATGGTCCAGCTCAGTCCGCATTTGAGCTCGAGATGCAGACCGTATATGAAATCCATATTTGTAGAGAGTAGCTTTTCGAGATACGAAGCGATCAGCCGGGCGGCCGGGACCAAGCATGGAAGAAATATACACGGGTTAATATTTGACGAGCTCCATGTCCTGAAGACAAGAGAATTATATGACACTCTGACTTCAAGTGAAGGATCAAGAAGACAACCTTTGATAGTGGTTATAACGACTGCCGGCTGGGACCGCAAATCGATCTGTTATGAGCAACATAAACGAGCCGTAAAAGTGCGTGATGGAATCATAAAGGACCCTAGTTTTTTGCCTGTACTTTACGGGGCAAATAAAAAGGATGACTGGACGGATCCGAGAGTATGGAGAAAGGCAAATCCGAGTCTTGGCATAACATTCTCAGAAGAGTACATCAGGGGAAAATGTGAGCTGGCACAGACAACGCCTGGTTATCTAAATACATTCAAGAGGCTCAATTTAAATATATGGACAGAGCAAGCGGACGTTTGGATAAACCAAGTCGATTGGGAAGCCTGCAGTAATGGAGTATCCATTGAGGCCATGAAAGGTTATCCATGTTTCGGAGCTCTTGACTTGTCAAGCACCCGCGATCTGACAGCTCTCGCATTACTGTTTCCGCCAGAATTGGGAAATGGACACTTCAAATTAGTAACAAGATTCTACATGCCAGAGGATAACATAATGAAGAGGGTTGAAGAGTCAGGGGTCCCGTATGATGTCTGGGTAAGGGAGGGGCACATTATACCGACTCCAGGAAATGTCGTGGACTATGAATTTATACGGAAGGACCTGGAAAAGATCGGCCTCATAGTTGGCATTAAAGAAATGGCTCTTGACCGGTGGAACGCGACATATCTCATGACACAGCTCCAGGACGACGGACTGATCGTTGTTCCTTTTGGCCAGGGCTTCGCCTCCATGTCCGGACCATCCAAAGAATTCGAGAAACTTGTAGCATCAAAGAATCTTCTCCATGATGACAATCCGGCGATGAATTGGATGGTTTCCAACGTGGCCGTAAAGGAGGATCCCGCGGGAAACATCAAGCCTGACAAATCTCAGAGCTCAGAGAAAATAGACGGTGTCGTGTCAGCGATAATGGCACTCGGCAGAGCGATATTTGAAGAGCAGGAAAAGCCTTCTATTTACGAAACGAAAGGTAGCTTGCTGTTATGAAGTTACCAAAAAGCATAAGGAAGATTTTATACCGCGCGATAAAATGGGGATCCAAATCCTTTGGCGATCCGGCTGCCTCCCGGTGGTTTAGCGTAGAGGACAGCGATACCGGGATGATTGTTACAGAAGAAACGGCGATGCAGCTCTCTGCAGTATGGGCAGCCGTCCAGTTACTTTCGAATTCCGTGGCGATGCTTCCACTTATAGTATATCAAAGGATTGAAGGAGAGGGAACGAGCGAGAAGAAACGGGATCCAAATCACCCCATTTATCAGATACTCCACACAAAACCAAACAAGACTCAGACAGCTTTTCAATTCAAGAAAATGATGCAAGCCCATTTATTGTTAAAAGGGAACGCCTATGCTGAGATAATACCCGCGGGCGGAAAAGCCGTGTCAGAACTTATAGTGCTTCAACCAGATAGGGTACGCCCATTCTGGGCACCGGACGGAAAAAAAGCATACGAATATTATCCTGAAAACGGAGCGTCCAGGATCATACTCCAGGACGAAATGTTTCATCTACCTGGTCTGACCTTAGATGGACTCAAGGGATTAAATCCTATAGAGTATCACAGAAGGACGCTCGGTATACCTATGGCAGCTGAGAAATTTGCGGGTCGTTTCTTTGTGAACGACGGTCATCCAGGAGTCGTCCTGGAACATCCACAAACCTTATCACCCACAGCGAGACAGAATCTCCGCGAGGAGTGGGACGAGATGCACCGTGGAGTGACCAGATCCCACCGGCCGGCGATCCTACAGGAAGGTATGAAACTTGCAGAAGGATTTACCATAAATCTTGAGGATGCTCAATTTCTTCAAACAATAAAAGCTGGCGTTACAAACATCGCCAGGATTTTCAATGTCCCTCCACACATGATTGCCGATCTTGAAAAAGCAACATATTCAAATATAGAAATGCAATCACTCGAGTTTGTCATTTATAATCTTGGTCCTTGGCTCGTGCTCTGGGAGCAATCAGCCTCAAAAGACTTATTTACGGAACCAGATCAAAAGACACACATGGCCGAGTTCCTTGTAGACGCATTGCTCAGGGGAAACATCAAGGATAGATACGCGGCCTATGCTGTCGGCCGGCAATGGGGATGGTTAAGTGCCAATGATATATTGGCTAAAGAAAATATGAATCCCTTCGAAGGTGGAGATATCAAACTCGTCCCGCTTAATATGATACCGGTCCAGCAATTAAGGAGCTTGTGGGAGGAAGGAGGCGAGGATCTCATGAAGGGAATAGTAAGATCATTAATTACCCAGAAACAAAACGGCCAGATAACGCCGGTCGAAGTTGAGGAGGAGAATTAATATGTCTGTTTTATTACATAGAGCTGGGGAAGACCATGCCAGAAAGCTAATTAAAAGGGGACAATTTAACGATACTGCGCCCTGGTCATTTGATGCAGACGATGGAAATAGACTACTCGGGACCGATCCGGATAACCTTGATTGGGATAAATACGCCAAATGGCATTTAGATAGTGACTCTGAAAAGGATACGGATTCGCGGGCGGCCTGGAAATATCCATACGGTAAGAACGATAATGTCTACCGGTCGGCGCTCAGGGCTATCCAGACAAGAGCAGCTCAGGAAGGATTAAACACAATATTTGACGTGGCGGGACGACTAATGGATCTCATGGATGAACAGTCTGAAAGTAAAGCAAATCAACCGATGATTGAGAGAAGGAATCTTGATAATGTAGAAATACGGATCGTAAAAGGGGACGACGACTCAAAACATATTACCGGACATGCAGCGGTATTTAACAAGGACAGCGTGGGCCTATGTTTTATCGAGAGGATATTGCCAGGTACATTCAAGGATTCCATCGAGAAAGACGACGTGGTAGCGCTATTCAACCACGATTCAAACATAGTTCTGGGTAGGAAATCTGCCAAAACGCTCACGGTTGAAGAGGATAAAGAGGGACTATTATTTGACGCGACACTACCAGAAACCTATGCCGCAAAGGATCTTCATATACTTGTGGATCGTGGGGATGTCAACGGGGCGTCGTTTGGTTTTATAACGCTTGATGACAAATGGGAAACGGAGAATGAGGGCGAAACGCTTGTCCGTATCCTGTCGAAAGTGCAGCTAATAGACGTGAGCCCTGCGACATTCCCTGCGTTCCCAGACACAAAAATTGCCACCCGTTCTATGGACCGGTGGCTGAAACAAGAACTAGCCGCTAATTCGCCCTGGCGGCGCGAGATAGCTCGACGCAGGCTTGTGCTTGCAGAGCTTAAATAACAGATAAGGAAGGAGAGCGCCATGCTATTAAAAGAACTTCGCGATAAGCGGGGTAAGGCCATTAACGACGCGCGGGCTATTCTTGACAAAGCTGAAAAGGAAAAGCGTGATGTGACGGACGATGAAATGAAGAGCTGGAATGCTTTCATGGCAGAAGAGGCAAAACTGCAAACGCAAATCGAGATGGAAGAGCGCCAACAGAAACTCGACAGGGAAGCAGCCGAACAGAAATTAGCGGACGATAAGAGAGCAGGAAAAGAAACTGATACCACTTTCAAAACTGACGATGAAAAACGGGCAGAAAATCTCATAGTGACATTCAGAACGTGGTTGAAATCTGGAAGGATTACAGACAAGGGAGCAGATGAATTTAGAGCTCTGCAGGCTGACGTTGATGTTTCCGGTGGATTTCTTGTGGCTCCGGAGCAATTTGTCAAAGCATTGATCAAGGCCGTTGACGACCTGGTATATATCAGACAGCATGCAACCGTGATTCCAGTTACCACTTCTGATTCTCTCGGAGCACCCTCTCTTGATACTGATCCGGCAGATGCAGATTGGACAAGTGAAATTGGGGAAACTCAAGAAGATTCAAGCCTGGCATTAGGTGGCCGATCGATGACTCCACACCCGCTTTCAAAGCTGGTTAAAGTATCACTGAAATTAATGAGGGTAGCTGCAATCAGTCCTGATCAATTAGTGCAGGATAGATTGGCATACAAGTTCGGTATTACCCAGGAGAAAGGATTTCTGACAGGTAGTGGTTCGAATCAACCGCTCGGTGTATTTACTGCTTCTGGTCAAGGTATTTCAACGAGCAGGGATATCTCAGATGGAAACACGGAAACGTCCATTATGTTTGACGGATTGATTAATGCCAAATACGGACTGAAGGCTCAATACTGGCCCCAGGCACGCTGGATATTCCACAGAGATGCGGTGAAACAGATCGCCAAATTGAAGGACGGAGAAGGCCGGTATATATGGCAGGAATCAGTTATTGCCGGACAGCCTGACAAAATCATGAATTTACCGTTTCACATGTCTGAATACGGACCCAATACATTCGAATCTGGATTGTATGTCGGTATACTGGGAGATTTCCGGAACTACTGGATTGTAGACTCGCTGGTTTTTCAGATTCAGAGACTCGTTGAAAAGTACGCGCTAACGAATCAGATTGGTTTTATTGGTAGAGCAGAACTTGACGGCATGCCGGTACTTGAGGAAGCATTTGTACGGGTGAAATTGGGATAATAATCTTGATGACCAAGTCACATAATTAAGTGACAATAGTAAGGAGTAAAACATGAATATAAGTAAAAATGTCAAGATTAGTAGTGCTATCGCACCAGCGGCGGGAGTTGCCGCTCAGACTGATATTGAAGGAACGATCCTGGATATGCAGGGCTTTGAAGGGGTCTTGATGGTAATCCGTTTCGGGACCATTACAACTTCTGCAGTCACAGTTATCAAAGCTAGACAGGGGGCAGCTAACAATCTCTCGGACGCGGCCGATCTTTTGGGATCTGGCCAGGATATCGCAGACGACGACGACGAGAAAATATTCTATATTGATCTGTTTA